GCAAAGGTTTCCACATTGCTTGCGGCCTTGGCTCGACAGGCATTGTTTCAAAAGTTCTGACTCCCCGCTTTGGGGTTCAAAGGAAATGTGGCGTATTACCCCTGGCTTCAGTGCGGGGCACACAGTCGTTTCCTACATGTTGTTACACATGTGCATTTCGCAATAGTGGCTGTTCCAACAGTCCGTGGATGAGCTGGCGCAAGCCAGTGTGTCTGATCCAAACAACCATCTGGCAGAGGGCACCGAAGTTGTGTAAGGGGCGTGGCTTGCCACTTTCCAAAACACATCTGATCCGGCCCCGTCTGGCAATGTCGGGCAACAAAAAGCCCCCAAGAAACCTACCCCTCTCGTAAATGTACATATCCGTGCGATAGCCGCGCCCAGCAAGCGTGGCTTCTCCGGCGTCCCCCGTGAGGAAGGGTGGGCCAATTGTGCGGTTGCACACCCTACAGACACAAGCGTTGTGGCGCTCCCAAAGGTAACCCGTTATTGGCCGGGTGATCAGGTACGCAACCTGGTCCTGTGCCAGCCCAGTGGCTGGCTGCATGCGCATAGCAGAGAAGCGACAGCTAAGTCGCCTATCAAGTTGCGTAGCCCCGCATGTCGGCTATAACCATGTGCAGCCTGGGTCACGGCTCTAAATTGATCTGCACTGGACAACACTTCCTTTAAAACCAAACCAGCACACCAGAATCATTTTCACGCGTTTTCTTGCCATTCATCATGCAATGGCAGCCTCGTCTTATCCAAACTTCGTTGCTCATTCTCTTGACCTCGATTCTGTTGCTGGCTCTGTTTCAGTGGCCAGTCCCGTCCCTGTCCCGAACTCCAACCATTTTCAAAGCGACTCTGAGCGGCATGCTCGAGCCCAGGCTGCTGTCCGCCCCATGGGCCTTTTCCCAAGCAGTCTTGAATCGTGTCCTCACCTTTTACCGCCTTACAGTGGCCAAGGCCTTGACCGTCACCCCGACCTTAACCTCGTCGAGGCAAGTTCCGCCATGGGTTGCCTTCGTTGCAGAGAGTGTGGCTGTCAGTTACAACCACAGCCTGGCCGGGGTTCAAATCATCCTGGCCCACGCGTCGGCGTCCATCCGGTTCGTTATCTCGAAGCTACCAGCCTCTCTTCTAACCCCAGTGATGACGCCCCTACACTCTCTGTGGACCCGCCTTCAGCCCGTCAACTCCAAACCGAAACCAATCGGGCTGATCCTGCTGCCAACTCGGCAGCAGTCGACACCGGTGCTCTTCCCAGCGCCGCCGCCACCAACTTGTCCTCGTGCATTCGAAGCAGTCGAGTGGGTTGTTCTGAACCCGCCACAATGCTTCAACCAGACCCCCTTGGCTCGATCCGACAGCCAGCAGACGCCACCACCGCTCGCGTTCCCTTGGTTCAGCGTCTGGCATCGCGTCGCGATCCTGATCAGGATGAAGTGGATATCAGAGCTGTGCCGCCGCCTATCGGCGCGCATCGCAATGATCGGCCCGCCCTACCCGACGGACCTGTCCCTCTTCTTGGATGGCCTCCACCTGCTCTTCCAAATGGGTTCCCGCAGCTTCCGCGCCGCGGCCCTCTGCCTCCCCCGCCCGACCATGCTCCTGCAGCTCCTCCGGCAATTGCTCCAATCGCTCCGCCTCCTGTTCCACCTCCTATTTTAGATGGGCGGCATGCTACACAGTCTGAGGCTCTCGCTGCTGTTCGAGCAAATTTGGCATTTGGGAACTTCCTTCTCACGTTAACGTTAGAGACTCTCATTCTCCCCGGGCGTGTGGACAACCGTCTTTTGATCAATCAGACGGTGCGCATGTTGGCATCCAGCCACTACATCGTCCGGGTTCGCTACACTTATCTCGCCTTTCGAAATTACTGGTACTGGGCCCTTTGGCCAATCTTTGCTTCTTCTGGCCTCACCCAAGCGCTCGTTTGGGCCGCGCTCTTTTATTTGCTGCAACAGTACCTGTACTGGCGAGATCCTTTCACATACGGCGGTTTTCGGAAATCTGCTGTCCTGGTTTACAGTCCTCACTTGACCTCTTGTATCATGACAGAATATGCGCGTGGCACCAATTCGTCTGCGGTGGACCTCTCAATCACGTCCTATTTTAACCGCCTTGGTGCTTACCCATTACCTGACAATCAGGCAGAAGACATCCGCCGTGGCACCATTGTCATAGCAAAACACCTGACTATACACGCCCCTTTTGTCGTAGGGGGGGCGTGACAGGCCCCCCTGATCCTTTCACTACATCTCGCAAAGTGATAGCCAAGGGTGCTCGTGCCTGTGAAATTCGTGAGATAGAGATTAATAGCCACCGCGCCCAAGCTTATTTTGAAAACGCCTGGCACGGTTATTCACTTAACAGACCTCGTTCTAGTAACTTCCAGCTGTTGAACGACCAAAACGGCTCGAACTGCGGCATACCCGGGTATGGCCCTATTAGCACCGATCGGAATGATGCCGACACCGCACGCCGCGCAGCCGCTGGCCGCGTCGCACGCGATTTACCTCAACCCGAACCTGCGCTCCTAGCCCGCCTCAAGATCTTTGTGGCGGACTGGCTCACTACCAATTTACCCCGCAACCGCATTATGACTTTTTGGGAGTGGCTTGACCGCTCCCCATATAACGAGGTCGAAAAATTAGCCTTAATACATGCATACAATACGAACAAGCGCGCTCCCCCCCCAGACCACATCTTGCATTTGGCTAAGAGCTTTCCTAAGCTCGAAGCCTACCCATCTTACAAGAATGAGCGCTTGATCAACGGCAGGCACTTGCGGGTTTTAGTGTTTGCCGGTCCTCTAGCCAAGACTATTGAAGACGTTCTTTATCTTCAACCAGAGTATGTGAAGCACTTGACCCCTTCTGAGCGCGCCACTCGTGTGGCCGCACTCCAATCTGCCGGCTTCGTCTATAGCGGCACGGACTTCACTGCCTTCGAGTCTTCTATGACCCCTATTGTCCAGGATGCCCTAGAGCACCAATTATACCGGCATGTGCTGCGCGATAGCACTTACCTGGACACTTTTATTCAGCTTCATGCTGGCCTCAATCGAATCCGCGGACGATCTGTCAAGTTGGATATCCCCGGGGGCCGCATGTCTGGCGACGCCACGACATCTGTCGCCAATAGCTTTACCAACCACATGCTCAATGCCTTTTGGGCGCATGAGCATGGCTACGGCGCCACTTGCCGTATGCTTATTGAGGGTGATGATGCTCTCATCGCTGCGCCTGCAGCTCCTGACCCGGCGTTTTACGCACGGCTCGGGTTCACACTCAAGGTTGATGTTCATCAAAATCCCACCGAGGCGTCTTTCTGTGGGTTGATCTTCGCTTCTGAAGGTCAGGTCATCCGCGATCCACGAGTTTTCTTCATGAAGTTCGGATGGTCCTCAGCCTGCATTGGAGCAGGTCCACGAGTCCGCATGCAACTCTTGCGCGCCAAAGCCCTAAGTGCTGTCTACGAGACCCCCAACTGTCCTATTGTTGGTGCTCTCGCCCGCCGGGGCTTGCTTTTGTCTGAGGGTTACGCACCCCGGTTCGTCCGGGACCGCTATCACCCTCATCCTCCATCTGACTTACGCGCGCCGGCCTTTCAACCAACCCATCAAACCAGGCTGCTTTTTGCCCGCTTATACCACATCTCTATTGCTCTTCAGCTAGAGGTTGAGCGGCTAATCCAGGCTGGCAACATGGCACAAGTTGCGGCGTTACTACCCGCTCCAGCTGATTCTTTACACTATGTCTCCCGTTATATTGCCATCACGTAACCCCCTATTAGCTGCGTTTTCCGTTCGGTGTTATCGGCGTGGTTGGCACGGAGAGTGTTAAGTCCAAATTGGCGCTTTGCGCCGCCTAGGCACCCCAC